GGTCAAGCGCAAAGTGACGATATGGTTAGAGCGCAAAGACATGATAGAATGTATGAAATCTCAATGACATTTATGGCAAGTGATAAAGCAATAGATAGAATTTGCCTCGCCTTATTTGGTGATGGAATTACACCAAATGCATTAATAGGCAGTATGCCTGTTGCTACAACCTATAGTGATGGCGTAGGTAGTATTGTACCAGCTACTATACATTTTGAGGATTCAGATCCTGCTTCAACCGCAGCTTCCGGTGTAGATACCGAATTTAAAGGTTGTATGTGTACTTCATTTAGCTTGGCTGGTGATATTGGCAGTGATGGTGGTATGGTCATGGGTTCTGCTACGTTTGTCACAGGATATGCGCCTGTTCTAGCTGCAAAAACGTTTACAGGTGGTACTCATGTATTAAACAAGGATCACACAGCTTTCTTTAATATGCATGATTTAACTAAAACAGAGATTAATTCAGGTAGTGCTGAAGACTTAGTTTTGTATAGCTTTGAATTAAACATTGCTAGAGAAGTGAATCGCGTTGGTTTTGATGTAGCAGGTAATGGCTTTAAACCGCTTGGTTATTCTGTTGGTGGATATGAGGCTACTGGAAGCTTAACTGTAAAGCGAGATGCTGAATCAAAAACCGCTATTACATTTGCTGACACTGCTGAACCAGTCGTTGCAATTGATCTTGACACTGGTGTGTTTCAAATTCAAGCACCAAAAGCAATTATTGACACTGCTTCGATAAATTTTGATGATGATGGTTGGAAAACTGTTATTCCATTTAGATGTACCTACGATGGAGCTGATACAGCTAACACTGTTGTAAGCATCGGTACTGCCGCTTAAATCCTGGGTTAATACAAATAGTGAGTATGTATGACCATAAAAACAAAACATGGCGAATTTGAATGCCGTGATTTAACATTCAAGAATAGAAGAGAACTGCACCGTTTAGAAATTGCTGCTGTTGACGCAGAGGGCAAAGTCGATAACAGTAAGTTCTACAAAGTATTAGACTGGGTAATGAATTTTGCATTTGCAGATGCAGAAAAGTCTTTAGGGCATTTAGATGATAACGAGGTAGACATTGTGCTAATGGATATCTACAATGAGTATAAGGCCCCAAACAAAAAAAAGAATTAAAAGCTCGTGTAGCATTGTGGTTTCATTATCACAAAATTAAAACACGCGAGCTTACATTTCCGTATGAGGCAAAAAGTCCAACATTAAAACGGAAAATACGATATACAGAGCAGGAGCTGTGGAATGAGATTAAGCGCATACTGGGCGAGAATGAAGATGCAAAGTTTACTCCAGGTCAGCAATTATATTTTAATCTGCTTTACTGCGCTGATATTGCATATTTTAGCGATCCTGAAACAATGTTGTGGCTTGATGAGTTTATGGCTATCAAGCGCTTTAACCTACCCATTGCAACACATATAGACGATGCTGTTTATGAGCGATTCGTCATCTTTTCTGCTATAGATGAAGAGTATAATGCATGTATAAAATTGGAGCAAGATGAGCAAGTTCATCATAGAAATAAGAACTAAAGGTTTTACCGCAGCAAAAAAAGGCTTTAAAGAGATTGAGCAAGGCTCAAAAAAAGCTAAGAATGCTACAGACAAACAGCGTCAAGCAACGGCTGGACTTCGTAGGCAAATTGGTGCATTACGAAACAACATGCTTTTGGTTACGTTTGCGACGGTTGGTTTTACGCGAGCTATTGGTAGTTTTGTTAATGCCTCTAGACAATTTGAAGATGTAAAAACAAGATTAGTAGGTCTTACTGGTGGTGTTGAGAATGCAGAAAGAGCATTTAAAGCTTTTAATGAAGTAGCGGCCACAACGCCATTTATGCTAGACGATGTGGTAAATGCTGGTGCGCAGTTACAAGCGTTTGGTGTCAATGCAGAGGTCACATTAAGAGCTGTGACTGACCTTGCTGCATATATGCAATCTACCGCCACAGAAGCAGCCAATGCTTTAGGTCGTGCTTTTGCAGGTGGTGCAGGTGCTGCTGATATTCTAAGAGATAAAGGAATATTAAACATTATTAAAGACACGCAAGGTTTAGAAGATTTATCTAAGACAACACTACCTGAGTTTAGGAAAGCATTACTGAGAACATTAGTTGATCCAGCAGCGAGAATTGAGGGTAGTAGTAAGCGTATGGCAGATACTCTAACCGGCGCTATAAGTAATATGATGGATGCTGTTGTTCGTTTTCAAGCTAGTGTTGGTGATTTATTTAAGCCAAGTCTAATAGAAGCAGCCAAAGCAACAGAAGCATTTTTTAGAGCTATAGATATTCAATCAATAGCTAATTTTACTAGGCATGTTACTGCTTTAGGTGTTGCATTAACTCTATACAATGCTAAAGCTAGTGCTGTTGGTGTATTAGCATTTGCTATTAGTAAACTTTTAGAATACACTGGTGCTTTTCAAGCAAATACAACTGCTGTAAATACAAATTCTCAGGGTATACAAAATGCAACCATGAGTATGAATCAGTATATCAACACTTTAGGTCAAAGTAACATGGTACTTGAAAAAAATACTAATCTTCAAAAAATCCAAGAGTCATTATTAAATAAATTATTTTTAATAAGCGCTCAAAACAGAGGAGCTGATGAGCAATATCTTAAATCAAGACAACTCATATTTGATGCAGAAAGATTACTGACTTCGGCACTAAAAGATAAAGTACAGGTACTTAAAAGTGAAAGTTTAAGTACTGGGAACTTAATTGTTGAAGTAAACGAACTTAATGGTGAAAAAGTACAATTGTCTGCACAAGAACAACAATTTTTGAGTATCGTTAAAGAAGGGTTTAATATCCAAAAAACTAATATCACGCAAAGCAAAGACATGGCTATGTCTGCACAACAGTTAGGTAGTGCTTTTAGTCAAGTTGGTTTAAATCTACGTGCTTTAGGTCAGGAAGGTTTATCTGCTGAAAAGAAATTTGGAATCTTATTAAGGACATTAGGAACGGTCTTATCATTAGGAAAAACTACATCTGCTGGCGGTGCAGCAGTAAGCGCTTTTGCTAGTTTGTTTGCTCATACTGGCGGACTGATACAAAATAATGGCATACAAAGATTTGCAACAGGTGGTATGGTCCAAGGACAAGATAATGTTCCAATCATGGCGCAAGCTGGAGAGTTTGTTATGCGTCGTAGCGCTGTAGATAGAATTGGTATACAAAACTTAGCAAGTATGAATAGCGGTGGTGGCGGTGGTGGTTTAACTATTAACATTGCTGGAGATATGGTTGGTGATGAAGATCATGTCAGAACTAAAGTATTGCCTGCTATTAGAGAAGAATTAAGGCGTGAAGCTAACGCATAAACCATGGCTTTATCTCCTCATGCAAATTTTACGAATAGCCTCAAGCGTAATAATGACATTTTTCCCATACTCACAATTGCTGGCAGCTCAACTTTATATCTTAGTACAAGAGATGTTACTGTAGAGTCGCAGGCTTATGATGGTAGGTTATTAAATGCACCCGGTGTCAATAGCAATTTAGATTTTAAAAACTTTTCTGCATCTACTAGCTCTATCACTTTACGTATTGCTAATGCTGGTTATAGTGCGTCATTTGGTGACCGCATTAATAAAGCAGTCGTAATTTATTATGCTACGAATGGCACATTAGCTTCATTAGCTACATGCCTTAAAATATTTACTGGTGTTATAAAGTCAGTATCAAAAGTAACACCGCAAGAAATATCAATCTTATGTGAAGATAATTCAGGGTGGCGCGATAATAAGATACTAACGAGTCAAGTTGGCGTAGCTCCTGGACCTGGTAGCCAAATGTTTCGCTCTATCTCATACGGTGCATATGATGTAAACGCATCAAGTCTTAACAGTCCTGGTACATGCAGAAATAAAAAACTTAGACCAATTAAGTTCATTGCACATGATAAAAATAGTTTATACTACGATGAGGGTTTAAACGATACTGGTGGGCAACCACATATGTATGTGTCAGATATAGATCGTTTTGTACCTATAGAAGAGGCACAAACAAGCTCTACAACTAAATATTCAACGAATACATTAATTGTAGATAATGACGCTGACCCAGCAACAAATAAAAATTATTTTAAAATGTCAGTCCGCATGTACCCCGAAGAACAATCTCAAGACTCTGATATTAATGCAGCAAATATGACATTCAACACTATTGCAGATGCAATCAATGAGGATGCTAGTGACTTCAAAAGATGCACTGCAGCAGCAGGCTCTAGTAATCTTAGTGGTGTATTTGGTGTAATGGCTGGCACATTAATGGGCTCAATCCACACTGTAAAATTAGTCATAAGAGGAACATGTTCATTAGCTAATGCTGCCAACGCTTGGTTAGATGCAGCAGACGGCACAGATATATTAGCAAGTGATGAAAGAAATATTACGACTGCAAATGGATGGAATGCGCAGTTATCAACAAGCGCTGTTACTGAAATTAAATTAGATGTGACATCAAAGTGGAATGATCACTCAAGTGGTGTCAATTTAGATGGTATCCAAATGGGTTTTTATATACAGTCTACAT